CCCAAAGAGTAGAACCTAGTTCCTTCTTTTCTTCATCAAATAACTGAAGTAAGTAATTCATCTTGGTTTCATTGACGGGATTAATACCAACTTGTGCTGATTTACTTTTCTTAATACAGATAGTTTCTTTTAACATATCTGCAAATTGTTGATCAGTAATTTCAACACCTCTCCAATTAAGCATCAAATCTTTTTGATGATGCCACATAGATAAGCCTAAGCCTGCTTTTTGAACCATAGCACTTGGCGACAGATTTAAGGTATGCTTTTTCTTTTGATGATATGATTTCTCACCACCAAAAACTAAAGTGTTTCTACATAAATCTCTATATGCTCCTGAGAAAACTTGGAAAGCCCAAGACGTATCCACAGAATTAAACACGTCAATTCTTGCTTTTACTATATCTCTAGAATTTGAAACGGGAACAGATAAATCATCATAGTAAATTGTTCTTTGTGCTTGTAAGCCACCATTTACTAACTTATCTACAACTCTTATATTTTGTTTTGGTAAATCAGTTTGGTCTAATATCTTAGCTTGCTCAAAGAATAAACTTTCATGAGGAACTAATTTATAGGTATCTGCAATAGGTCGGCTTTGAAGTACTTCACCCAAGCTTTCATTATATAAGCCTGAATAGTTGTTAAGCTTAACTTGGTTTCCAATCCCGTATTGATCTTCATCAAAAGCAAACAAAGGTATTCTTTTTATCTTTGCATTATCTTCAAACAAAGAAACATCAAAAGGATTTCCATGCTCATGAATTGTATTTGATCGTAAAGATTTTTCTTGATCTATAGTTATTATGCTATCCATAATATTTCTTCTTTCTAGGCTAAAAGCCTTTAGTTAACCTACCTGAAGTAGTAGGAAATTAATTGTTAAACTATCTAATCTAGATAATCAAGCAGATAATTTATTTTTATTTTTGATTATTTTCTGCTTTTTTCTTAGAAAAATTGCCATTTCTCTATCCATTTTTTTTAAAGATAAACTTGGTACTTGGATATTAACATAAGGATTGTAATTATCTAAAGAGGCAACTGCGATTTTTTCATCTAAAATCAATTCACCTCTAGTTTCAATCCAAACCTTAGCACCACAAGAAAGTGGCTTATCAGGTGAGTAAACTAATTCCATCTCACCTTTGACTTTGACATTAAAAGCGTAGGTGTTCTTGCCACCTTGCTTAACTGTAAAGATAGGATTGTTTTCTCCATTCTTTGCATTAGCTTTGATCACGTGTTGATTAACGTGGATACGTGCAATCTTATTCTGCATTGGCTACCTCCAAAGTATCATCATTAATTTTAGTTAATAAATTACGACAGAAACGTTTAGTAGAGGGTATCTCGTTAACATCATTGTAGTAATGCTGAAGATACTCAACTACATTAGCTAAGACTATCTCACTTGGATACAAACCTTGCTGAAGTTTCGTTAGGATTTCTTTATTCTGCATTGTCTATCTCCTTTCGCCAATCAACAATTTGATCCATCATCTCTACACAAAAGATATTTACTTCATGGGATTGGCTATCTGAACTAGAATTACTTTCTAGATAGTCTGTTATCTTATTTACTAGTATTGCACTAGAGTAGATACCCGTAGTAAAGTTAGTTTGCAACCCATGTATCTTAGGTAGGTTTTCTTCATCGTGTCTTTTCTTGGCTTGCTCTTCCATAAGGTTAACTTCACCATCATAAATGCTACGAGCTTTGATGTAAGCATCTTTCTCTGACAAACCTTCTTCATAGATTAACTCGTTTACCTTATCTTCTAAGTGGCTTTCCACAAAATGTTCTCTACTCATGCCTTATCTCCTTTAAATTTATTAAATTGTGAGTTACCCAAAACGGGTTTAAAGGTTAACGTACCTACCTTATCTAAGCTTAACCAACCTGATGATATCCACAAATCTTTGAAGGATTTCTTGCCTAGCTTTTTTTGAGTTTTGAGAGCAACGTCTATCTCTCTTCTTACATCGTCATTCATTCTATATCTCCTATATTTAAAATGAAACCAACAATTACTACAGACAAACTACCTAGTCAACATCTTTCTTGACATCTATGTAAACCCTAAAACACTTAGACTTTTCGAGTGGCTGACCTCTTTCATACTTTTTCCAACCTTCTGTCTTTTTGGTTTGTTCATCTAGATACTGACCACGAACTCTTATCTTGTAGCTGACATTATTTAGATACTTTCTGAGAAGATAAACAAAGCTACCACCATCAGGATCATTAGGTATCTCGCTAAACATTTTGACATCACCTAAGATTGGTGTAGGTAGCTGACTTTCATATCTCTTTTTCCACAGTTCCATGTTTTGCCATGCTATATCATAAGCTTCTTTAGATACAGTTTGGTTTCTGTCCACTTGTTCTATCTGAAACTTTAACTGCTTGTTCTCTTCATTCGCTTTGTCTAAATCTTTTGCAATTTTCTGACACTCATCAAACATAATTTGGTAAGCACGTTTAGATACTGTGTCTTTCAATTTGTCTTTGGTATCTAACAAATCACGATTGATATTCATCTTAGCCATTTCCATTTCATTGGCTTTCTTCTTGTAGGCATCTCTATCCTTAGCTACCTTAGTATACTCCACCTGATAATCTCTAACCCTACCTTGCTTATCGTAAGGTTGGTAGGTAGTGTTATTTACTTTGTCATTTAGTTCTTTGACAATATCTTTAGAGTATTCCATCTGTACAGAAAACTCTTTCTTAAGCTCTTTGTTTTTTTTGGTTAGGCTTTGTATCTTATCTGCCATGTTAGACATGGTGTCGATATTCTTGTTAATAGTTTGAATATCAACTTTATTATGGTGTCTAAGAAACTCTATCTCACCTAGATCACCTACACTTGATACAAAATTATCTTCTGCAAGTTTCTTATAATGTTTAGCTTTTACTTCAAGGCTTTGATTTTCTTCTTGTAGAAAGTTACGTTCATTCATTGACCTATCTGCTCTTTCACTCTGTTGTTGAGCAAAGATAACATCTTCAGTAGGTTCAGTTTTGCACATCTTAACAAAAGCATTACGAACATACTGATCAGGCATCTGCTCAATATCCACAAACTTCTGCTTACTTCTTGAATAATATTTAGTCATCACGATCTCTCCATAGTTTCGTACATTTCTTTTCAAGCTATATTCCCATTTGATTTGATTGTCAAACCCTTTAGTATAGCCTTGATAGTTTCGTTGTTCCAACCATTGCCTAGCATCTTGTAACCTTGCGAGTTACTGACTGACTTACAGTAGTCATCAGGTAGTGTCTGTAACCTACAACATTCCTTTACAGTTAGCTTTCTCCACCTCATAACATGTTCACCATAAGCATCAGGGTATCTACCTTGAGGTAAGTCTGACAATACTGTGTCCTTAGTTAAGGTAGATAGACATCTAGATTTATCTGTGTCTGATACTTCTAAGGTTTGTACTATAGGTAGGTTAGTGTCATCGTCTTTACGAACACCATTGCCATCTATTCTTCTGCCCGTGATTGATGCTGACCTGAGTGGCTTATCACCACAGACTATCTTAGGTTCTCTGTGTCCACCTTGCATAGTAGTTAAGGTAGGTGCTTTGCCATGTATAGAGTAAACTCTTTTGATAATGTCATAGCCTTTTAGATCGGCTACTCCTACTTGGTGACAACCATCGCCAAAGACTAACTGTCTTCTTGACTTCTCGAAGTACATCTTAAGGTTACCACCTTTCCAATAGTTAGCGTCTAGACAGTAAGCTTTGCTCCTATCCACACAACCACACTCGACAATATCTTTAAGCAAGATACCTTTATCTTCAGGCATATCAAACTCTATGTCAGTTATGTACATGCGAACTCTACGTTGAGCAGATACTAAAGCTGAATTAATGATGTGTAGTTTTAGGTTAGGATTGATGTCTTGTAACTTAGATAGAATAATATCTTCCCAAGCCTTTTTCATTTTGACATTTTCAAAGAGTAGCTTGACATGGGGATTGGCAGTATAGATAGCCTTGTAGATATCAAGGAAGGTAAAGAACAATTGACTCTGTTCGTGCTGAAAATTTAACTGTTTTCCTGCAACTGAAAAACCCTGACAAGGTGAGCCACAAAAGATAACGTCTATATCTTTGTGTGATACTATCTTATCTAGTACACCTCTAACATCACCTAGATGAATAAGATCATCGTGGTTATCGTTAGCTATCTGAATAGGAAACTTATTAATTTCTGACGAATACCATCTAGTAACGGGCAATCCTAATTCTTTTACAGATTGCCTAGCTACACTACCACCTGAGAATAATTCAAGATAGATCATTACACTTCCTCCAATCTTTCTCTTTGTCTTTCGCTAATTGTTTGACCAAATTCATAGCCTTGCTTGTAGTAATAATTAGTTTGTTGCTTAGCATCTCTTACTCCATAAAGCAACCCATCTGCTACACCATCTTTAAATGCAATCAATACTTTCTGATCTTTGATTGCCTTATCTAACTCAATTAAATCAATCATAAATCTACTCCCTTTCCATTACTAATACTTTGGCTAAAGAACCTACTGTAGTCTTTCTCTTTGACTGCACGAGGATTATCTTCAAAGGTCATCTCATCTTCAGAAGGTTTAATTGCCTTAGCTCGTAACTGCTTAAACAACTTCTTTACTTCAGCGTTATCTGATTGACCATCGCCTTTACATTCTGCACATTTCTTAGCTGAAACACGAGGTTGCTTAGATGCCCTAAGCTTATCACCACACACATAACAAGTAGAAAAGAGTAAATCATCTTTAGCTATCTGTTCTTTAGTTCTGTACTTATTGGTCATTCATCATTCTCCAAAACAAATTGATTTTGTAGTTCCCAAAAAATACTTTCTAACTTTCCTACATCTGACACATACAGATCATTACAATCTCTAAGCATCATTAGACAATCTGCTATAGTCTTGTGAGTTTTTTTAATAGCGTCTAGTTGATCTACAGTTAGAGACTTCATAGCCTTTAACTTTAGGTTATTTTGTTTATCTCTTTGTGCTTTATAATGATCGTGGTTTGTTTTATTGGTCATATTATCTCCTATATTTATGATCAGGGTATGTTATACGACTAACTAAATACATAGGTCAAGCATTATTTTTTTATCTATTTTATTGACACTATTTTAGGTTACGTGCTATACGACCTTATTCCATTGGGAGATACACCCCACGAGGAGGATAGAGGAGCTACTATGGCTAGACCAAATAAGATAGGTGACAAAACTAAAAGTTATAACTTGACAGTTTCTGTGGCTGACTATAATGAACTAGATAAGTTTGCCACTAGGGAATCTGATAGGTATGCAGTACAAGTAAGCGTAGCTGATCTAATCCGAAATGCAATCAAACTATACTTAGAAGATTTGAGGATCGCCAATGATGAATGAGTTAAAGACTGACGTTACTAAAAGAACCCATGACGATAAGTGGGTGCTTTGGGCAAAGCTATCTGCAGTACGTGTAGGTTTAGAAGACAAGGAACAAGTCAAGGTAGGTAACAAGAGAGACTACCTTACTTGGATACCTATCTATATTACCACCTCCCGTATTGAAACTGTTGACGACAAAGATAGTGGTTGGCTAGATAAGTTAGCCCAAGTGTATACTGTTAATGCAAAGCAGTATAAAGATGCAACAAGTACATGAACCCTAGATGGATAAAAGGATATGTGGAATCCCTTACTATTGTACCTTATGGGCGTTTTAGGTCTGATTGCCCTTCTTGTGGCAAATCAAATACCTTTAGTGTAAATGACAATGGCTTTGAACGTCTTTGGTTTTGCTTTCATGCAGATTGCAATGTTAAAGGTGCAACAGGTGTTAGCTTAACTAAGGAAAACTCAAAGAGTGCATTTGTCAAACGTGAACCAATAAAAGAAGAGACGGACATTAAGTTTAAGATACCTGATACGTTTGTCTCTTTGTCTCGCAATATCAACGCAGAAAACTATGTCAAGAAAGTACAATCTTACGATGCTTATTTGTCAGGGTTAGTTGATATTAGATATGACTTCCAACGAGATCGTGTAGCCTACCTTGTCAAAGACGGAGATAAGGTAGTAGACGCAACGGGTAGAAGTTTAACAAGTAGTAAACCGAAATGGCTTAGATATGGAAATAGTAGAACCCCTTTTACATGTGGCAGATTTGATAGGGCATGGGTTGTTGAAGATGCTCCTAGTAGTTGCTGTGTTAGTAACCTTGTATCAGGCATCGGATTGATGGGTACATCTCTCTTAGATGAACACATACAAGTAATCCAGAATTATAAAAAAATTTTCGTGGCTTTAGACAAAGATGCAACTCGTAAGGCAGTTGACATTGTTAGGCA